TGTATAAGTTGAACAATAGAATCTAAACCTTTTTCACTATCAACAAATAATACACCAACACCTTTTGACCCTCTTAATGTTTTCATAATAAGAGGAAACTTAATATCGGCTTCTTGTACTTGTAAGTTTGATTGTTCGGGGTCGTTAATTAATTTTGTTTTTGGTTGTGTTAAACCATAATCTGCAAGTCTTAATGCTGTTCTATACTTGTCAGCACATATGTTAATTGTAGTTCTTGGATTTACTAGAGTTGCATTGGTTCTTTCTAATATAGATACAAAGTCCATCCAACTATCTTTACGTGTAATAGAACCACGAACAATAGCAACGGTCATTGCGCCTACTTCAAAACCTTTTTTATCGTCTTTGTTATGAAATTTACGGATACCGTTTTCGTATGTAGTATAACCACCAGTAAGTTTGAATAGATAGTGAGGATAACCTAACTTATCACATTCTTCCTGTAATCTATCAGCAGTATGAAAAGTCTTAGCTTCTTCAGGCTCGTCTGTAATAATCAACAGCCTTAAAAAGTCTTTTGATTTTTTATCCTCTGTGATGTAATCTTTAAACTTGCTTACCTGCATTGCCGTCATCTGTACTCGCTTCGTTAGGTTTTTTACCTATATTATATTTAGCGTTCAAAGTCCACTCGTTCTTTTCTTTATATGGCAAGACTTTGATTTGAGATAATGGCGCTTTGTCTTCTACTTTAGATTTGTCCACAATATCAATTAAATTCCAGTCTTGTAATAATAAAGCAATTGTGTTTCTTCTTTGAATATCATTGTTCACTAATGTTGATGATTTACCATCTAAAGCAAAAAGCTCTTTAAAATGTGTTATGAAGTATTTACCTTGTTTATGTAATATATGACAAGATTGAAATAATGTTTTGTCTTTTCTACTTGCAACACCAATTCTTGTAAGGGTTTCTCTGACTTTTAAGAAGTCATCTGGTTGTTTTATGGTGACCTCTAGCATTTGCTCAGGCGACCAACTAATATTTTCACTCATTTTCTTTTTCTCCCACCTTTAGTAAGGCTCATTTTTAATTCTTCAATCTGGCCATCTGAAAGTAGGTTAAGTGCTTCTTTTGCTTTTGCATTGCTATATCCATAATACTCTTTAACAACGTCTAAATTCTTTAGCTTGGATTGTGATAACCACTTCCCACCAAATCGCTTCTTTTTTCTAATACTATTTATTAAATAGTGAAATTGCATACGCTTTGGTAGAAAATGCAAGCCATTCATTTCGTTGCTGTGCATTATTGTATCATAGAACATAGATAGACAACGATTGATTACAAACGGAGGATACTTCTTCTCCCACGTTTTATCATCACTATCCAACAATGGTGTTTTTGATTCGTTAATCGCTTTTAGATAATCTTTTAGTTCGTACATTCGCTCTGCCCATATAATAATCACCTGGCTCATAGTTCCACCTTTTACCGTGGTGACCTCTTATATCTGCATAAGCCATTCTTATCTTTACAATTAATTTCCTTAATGCTAATATCATCTTACTTAAACTTACAATTTGCCATTATCTCTGTTAAACAAGCGACCATATTAATCTCTTGGTCAGCGACAAAGGCGGATTTATATTGATACCCAGCAATAATTAATACTGCTTGAGGTACAGAATTACCCTCTAAATTCGTGTACAATAGGTTGTATATTGTTGAAAACAAAGAAGATGGTTCTTTATCAAGATTATTTATTACCCATTTACGCATATCATTAAATCTTTTTTCTTTTAATATCTTAACCAACTCTTTTGTGTTAGCTTCAGATAGACTAAACAATATGCCACTATCAATCTCACCTCTAACGGAGTATCTTTGAAGTTCATTGATAGTACGTCTAAAGTCTGGATAATGTTTTTGGATTAGTTCAGCAAGTACCTTATTGTCATATTTGACTTCTTCACCATCAAGTATTTTACCTAGTCGTTTCAAAAGTGCCTGTGCTGTCTTTACCTTTTGACCATTCTTGATTGCAAAATCAATTACGGTACAACGACTATGTAATGCTGGTAAAATCTTGCTCTTATAGTTGCAAGTAAATATGAATCTACAATTACTATGAAATGTCTCAATGAAATTTCTTAAAGCAGGTTGTACAGAGTCAGCGTTCATATAATCTGCCTCATCTACAATTACTACTTTATGACCAGCCGATTCGGTCAATGATACGGTAGAAGCAAAGTTTTTAATCTTGTTTCTTAATGTATCAATCTGTCGGCCTTCATCTGAACCATTGATAATAATATAGTCAACACCTAACTCTTCACATAAAGCACGTGCTACGGTAGTTTTACCAGTACCAGCTGTACCAGATAATAGTAAGTTAGGTATTTCTTTTTGTTTTAGAAACTCTGAAAATGTTTTTTTAGTATCTTCAGGTAAAATACAATCACGTATTTTTTTAGGACGGTATTTTTCAACCCACAAAAAATCACTCATATACCCTACCTCTAAAATTCAGAGTCAGGTTCAATAGCAATCCAATACTTAATTGGTTTACCCTTAGCTATAAAGTGTGATATTTTCTGTTGTGAAATTGCAACATCATAATCATCAGGTAACATCTTCATATTTTCTGTCTTGAAATAGGCAGTAAATTTTTTATCTGTTTCACCTAATGAAATTGAATAGTCATTTGATGGTGTCTTTTTATCAACAGCAACAATACTTAATTCTTTACCATCACCTTTTACTGCAATGTCTGGTAAATTCAAAGTATTTACACCTCTCATAAGTTTTGCCAAATTGTCTTTAGACAATGTAAAGGTAACATACTTATCAGGCATATTAATTGTTTTTGTTGGTGCAACAACCACCGACTTATCTGCAAAGAAATATTTGATTGATTGTTTTCCGTTTGCGTCTTTGATAACCAAATTTTGGCCACCATTAAATTTAAGTTCAGACTTATCAAATAAGTCAACAGCCCTTAAAAATTCTGGTAAATCATAGATAGCAAACTCTTGGTCAAACTTCTCTTTAATTTCAGCCTCAGCCAAAATGTTTTTCAATGTAGAGATAGTCTGAATAGTATTGCCAGGTTTTACTAAAATATTCTGATTGATGTCAGAAAAATTTTTTAACACAGCAATTGTATCACTTGTTAGGTTCATTATATAGTTCTCCTCATAATCATTTTTTGGAGCGGCTAGTAGGTAACGCTCCTACGTCTGCGAGTTGGTAACCCGCCGTAATACTTTTATACGATAGCCGCATTATTTAATATATCAAATTGCATTTAATTTGTCAATGCTCCTTTGATTATATAAGTACAAGTTCATTTTGTTTATGTATCTTGCCTATAACTGGTAAAGTTCCGTATATTTCCACATTTGTATTGATAATGGGTAATACAACTTCACCGTTAATTTGTCTTTTAAAGTAAGAATTACCAATATTAATTACTTCTTGAGCATAATTTGTATTGTGATTGTTAACTCTTTCCTCGTATTGTTCTTCTAATTTTTGAATTGTATTCATAGTATCCAAAGTAGATGTATGTAATACAAGTCTAATAGTTTTACCTGTAAAATTTGTATTGTTTGCTATAGCACAAATTCTTGATAAGTTTTTACTCCAAGATGATGTAGCACCTATAACATACAAATAATCATTTAAATGTTTTTCACCTTGTTTAGTTTGTACATAACAAGATTCTTTAGCAGATAAACCACTATTAGGATATTGGTCTTTTGCTTTCTTATAGCCTTGTTCAATCATCCAATCGTGTACTCTTTCAGGTGTCCAAGAGTTGATGTAAGGTCTTGAAGCATTATTATTCAAAAGTGATTGAGCAATAATGTTTTTAGTATTTTCTGTAAAATGACTACCCTCGGTAACTTCATTTACCCAAGCATTAATCTCATCTAAATTTTTACCTAAATCTAAATCATTAATAAGTTCTTGACCTACTGCAATAATATCACCAGTAGTAGCAAGACCTGTTGGGTCATCAACTAGATTAAACTTTAAATTATTTGTTGCTAAAGTTTTGTTATCTTTTACTGAATAAACGGCTACAATAGCATTTTTAAAATCGCAAGTTTTCTTTAAAATTTCTACCCTAGTTCTACCTGTTAAAAATTTAATTGAACCATCTGGATATTCAACGATTGCTATAGGGTTATATTTTAATTTAAAACCGTTTTCTAAAATAGAGTTTCTAATACCAATATATTTTTTATTAGTTGTAGCTCTACCTTTTTGTTTACCGTATTTACCTTTTAAATTGTTGTGTAATGTATCTATATCTCTTAATTCAAATCTTTGAAAGAATAATCCTTTATCTTCTCTATTATATAATTCAGGATAAGCTTCTTTAACAATAAGTCTTTCGTGTGTTTTTAAATTCTCATCTGTAAACCTATCAGTATTATTGACGTTTACAATAATTGAATTGTCGTTATTAGTAATTTTTGTTGTTGGTTGAATATCAAAAGCTGTGTCTAGCCTTTGATTAGTTTGTGGCATATTTAATGTCATAATTTACTTTCTGCGACCTTTGTCGCTTTACAATTAATTTAATATAAACAGCAAACTTTGTTGCTTTAGTTTATATACTTTTATTTATACACGAAAAGCGTCCCAATGTCAATGCTGGGACGCTTTTCTTAAATTTAGTAGAGCCTGCTTATATTATTACAGGATACATAAGACTATTTAATATCAATAGTCTTGGCTTTTCTATGCTCAGGAATTACCCTCTCCATAGAAACCTTTAAAAGACCATCTTTTAATTCTGCACCATTGACCTTAACGTCATCAGCGATTGTAAAAGATTTTGAGAAGTATCTTTTAGCGATACCTTTATGGATTACTTCACCATCTTTAGTATCTTCCTTCTCGTCTTTTTTAGATTTAATTGATAGTATACCTTCTTTAAGTTCTACTTCAATATCTTTTTTGTTGTAGCCAGCAAGTGCGATTTCTATATCGTACTTATTTTCTCCAGTCTTCACTATATTATAGTGTGGAAAACTAGGCATATTTGTGATAAAGTCATCTTCAAACATTCGTTCAAAATGGTCAAAGACATTATCAAAACCTACCGATACTGGTCTTAATTGATTGAAAAGTTGTATTGCTCTATTGGTCATTATAACCTCCTTTTGTTAAGCAAAGTTATTTTCATTTTTACTGACAACCCTATAAGGCGTTGTCATTATTATTTATATA